GCCCGAGACGCCCCGCGCTGATGGCTTGACGGTAAACGACGGCCCCACCCCAACATTTGAGCCGTCTCAGATGGCACCGCTTGCTGAGGGCAAGCCTCAGTATATCCAAGGTGAAGTTACATTGGACCAGCCCGACACCAGCGAAACGGACTGTCACGGCATGGCCGCACAGCCCCGCCCTAAGCCCGACCGCGACAGCTTGGCGGCAGCCCTGGCCCGCATACGCATCAACGGCACACGGCGCGCCATACAGGCCGCACAGCGCCGCATGGATGCAGCAACAGCCGACGCGCTACGGGTGGAGGCATGATTGCCGCGCTATACGTACAGACCGGAGGCAGCTATTACGGCATCGACAGTGTAGACCCTTGGGATGAGGCCCGAGACGCGCGCCAGTATCGTGGCCTGTCGCCTGTCGTGGCGCACCCACCTTGCCAGCGATGGGGTAAGCTATGGGCAGGTCAGCCGTTGTGGATCAAGCGCACAGGCGAACGCAAGATCAAGGGCGATGATGGCGGGTGCTTTGCGGCTGCACTGGAGGCGGTGCGCAGGTGTGGTGGCGTCCTAGAGCATCCTTGGGGAAGTCACGCATGGCCGCATTTTGCTATTAATGTGCCGCCGCGCAAAGGCGGGTGGATTGCAGCCGATTGGCTTGGCGGTTGGACCTGCTGCGTAGAACAGAGCCGATATGGCCACTACGCCCGTAAGCCGACGCTGCTTTATGCTGTCGGGTGTGATCTGCCCGCGCTATCCTGGGGCCACAGTGCCGCCAACTTCCCGGCTTGGGCAATCGAAAAGCACGGCTTGGCATATTGCAAGCGCGCGGGTGAACTGGCGTTTCAAGGTGGCGGCAAGGACAGCGGCCCTCGGATATCAACCCCGCCCGCCTTTCGGGATATCCTGATCGGCATGGCCCGCAGTGTAGGGACACACGCATGACCATCATCACAATCTCCCTGGCATTCCCGCACGCTGCTTTATGGCAAAACAAATCGGCGCATCGGTTCGCGCTGGCACGTCACATCAAGGCGTCCCGCAAAGAGGCGTGGGGAGCGGCGATCAGCGCAGGCGTGGCATCCATCAAGGGGCATATGCGCTACCGGGTGCTGATCGAGGGATACCGCCCCACAGGTCCGGGTAGGCCGCATGACGTGTGCAACCTTCCCGCCACGCTTAAGGGACACATCGACGGGCTGGCTGACGCTCTGGGCGTAGATGACGCGCGCTTTGAGACGGACTTCCCGCGCGTGTGGGCTGGCACTGTGAAGGCGGGGATGATCCGGATGCGCGTCGAGCCGATTCAATCGGTGTGGGTGGAAAACACCGGCACGATATCGTGACGCAGACAATAAAGTTTTCAGACAACAAGCCGATTTGCTATTGCTTGTGCCACGCAACGCGGTTACGCATTAAGTGCGCTGCGGGGTTTGTGGTTGTAGCTCAGTTGCTTTCGCAAAGCCGGGCAGACCGGTTTGATATCCGGCCATCGCACATCAAAAAAGAAAGGCCACGGGATGAGTTTGCAGGAATATCGCGCCCACATTGCATCAAAGCAAGTCGCGGCGCAGGCGGTTGGTTTTCCGCCTAAATCGCTAAACCCCAAGATGAAGGCGCACCAGGTTGTCGCGGATAGCTTTGCACTTGAGCGTGGCGCGGCTGCGCTGTTCTTGGATACGGGTTTGGGTAAGTCGCTTTGCGAGTTAGAGTGGGCGCGTCAAGTGTCGGAAGAAACAGGCAAGCCCACGCTGATCCTGACGCCGCTTGCAGTAGCTTCGCAGATGGTTCGAGAAGGCAATAAGTTTGACATTGACGCGCGCCAGATACGGGAACCCGAAGAAGTCGGCGCGGGCATTATGGTGGCCAACTATGAGCGGTTGCCAAAACTTGATCCATCGGCTTTTGGTGGTGTGGTCCACGACGAAAGCAGCATCTTGAAATCGTTTGCAGGCAGAACGCGCAACATGCTGATTGATGCGTTTGAAGGACATAGGTTCAAGCTGGCAGCGACAGCAACGCCAAGCCCCAACGACCACATGGAGTTGGGCAATCATGCCGAGTTTCTTGGCGTCATGCGACAGCAGGAAATGCTATCGCAGTGGTTCATAAATGACACCAGCACAGCAAGCCAAGACTGGCGACTAAAGGGCCACGCGGTTGAAGATTTTTGGCAATGGGTGTCAAGCTGGAGCCGGTGCGCCACGCTTCCAAGCGACCTTGGCGGCGATGATACGGGATACATACTGCCAAAGATTGATCGGCGCATTCATATTGTGCGGGCCGATAGGCAAGATGCGATTGAAGATGGGATGTTGTTTCGCATACCGGAAATGAGCGCCACCAGCTTCCACAAGGAAAAGCGCCTGACGATGCAGGCAAGGTGCGAACGCGCGGCGGAAATGGCCACACATGACGCGCCCGTCACGGTCTGGTGCGAAAGCAACGACGAAAGTAAGATGCTGGCAGGAATGATTGACGGGGCGATGGAAGTGCGCGGGGATATGTCACCCGAAGAAAAGGAGCGCAGGCTTCTAGGCTTTGTTGATGGTGATTTTCGCGTGATGGTCACAAAGCCCAAGCTGGCCGGGTTCGGCGTGAACTGGCAGCATTGCGCCCATGCAGTTTTCGCCTCGATTAGCTTTAGTTATGAGCAGCACTATCAGGCGGTGCGCAGGTCGCATAGGTTTGGGCAGACGCAACGGGTGCGAAACGATATTGTGATTTCGGACACCGAAGATAGCATCTGGCAAGCAGTCAACGTGAAGGCAAAAAAACACGAAGAAATGAAGCGGCGAATGGCTGATGCTATGGCCAAGGCGCAAGGATCGGCAAGCGTGCGAACGTCATACGAAAGGCCGATTGATTTACAGTTTCCATCATGGATCAAGGGAGAAGTGGCATGAAGAAACCAGAGTATAGCGGCGATTGGTGGGCAATTCATAACAGCGACTGCATTGAGGGAATGCACGCAATGCCGGAAAACAGCGTTGACTGTTCGATCTTTTCGCCTCCATTTGGAGATCTTTTTGTCTATTCCGACAGCGAACGAGATTTGGGCAATGCCGGAACCGGCGAAGATTTCATGGATCAATACAAGTTTTTCGCAGAGGCGTTGACTCGGGTTTTGCGTCCTGGTCGGGTTGCTTGCGTTCATTGCACTGATCTGCCGATGCGCAAGGGTAAAGATGGGGCGATTGGGTTAAAGGACTTTTCTGGCGACTTGATCCGCGCGCATACTGATGCTGGTTTGGTGTATCACGGGCGCGCGACGATCTGGAAAGATCCAGTTGTTGAGATGCAGCGCACCAAGGCCCTTGGCTTGCTATACAAGACGATCCGCAAGGATAGCGTGATGAACCGCGTCGGGATGCCAGACTATATGCTATTTTTCCGCAAGGATGATCCGAACGAAAGCCCGGTCAGCCATGCCGCGCCAGAGGATGAAAAGACTGCAATCAAGATTGCGCGAGGATGGTTGGAAGATTTGCGCCGCCATGGCCTTTGCGTCAACGTGCCAGACGATAAGGCATTATCGGTTCTTATGGCGGATGCCAAGTTTGACGTATGGGAATGGCAGAGGCTGGCCAGCCCTGTGTGGATGGACATTAACCAAGGAAAGGTGTTGCGCCGGGTGAAGGCTGTAAATGACGAAAAGCACGTATGCCCGTTGCAGCTTGATACAATCTCGCGATGCTTGCGGCTTTACTCAAAGCCTGGTGATGTGGTCATGGACCCATTCAACGGCATAGGGTCAACAGGGTATGAGGCGGTTAAGATGGGCCGCAGGTATCTTGGGTTTGAGTTGAAGCCGGAATATGCCGATCAGGCAAACGCGCACTTGCAAGATGCCGCGCGCATTATAGGGGATCTTTTCAATGCCGCCTGATCCGCAACCTACGCAAGATGGGCTTGACCTGTAGCAAAAGCCCCGCGCGGTTTGATCCGGCGGGGCTTCACTTTCCGTGGTGAGCGGATATAGTCGGCGTAACGACACGCAAGGCAACTATAGAACAGGTGGTGCTGCATAGTCAACCTTGCCCTGACCAAAGGGCTAAACATGGGCGATAAGCCTTTCATTAAATTTTACCCCTCGGACTTTTTGGGCGGCACGTCTGGCCTATCGCCAGCAGAGCGCGGCGTTTACATCACGCTGTTATGCCTGATGTATGAGCATGACGGCCCG